GAATGGAAAGAATGTGCAAGGATTGCACAAGAACCTTGCACTATTTGTGATGATTGCTCTGGTAAATATCAATATGCAATGAAAATTCAAGATAAATGCAAGCCTGATATTTGGAATAAACATAAATTTGGAGTTAAAACAAAATGACAGAACAAGTAGAACAACGCACCGAGGAATGGTTTGCTGCCAGACTAGGCAAAGTAACCGCCTCACGGGTAGCAGATGTGATCGCCAAGACCAAGACTGGTTACTCAGCCAGTCGTGATAACTACATGGCGCAATTGATTTGTGAGCGCCTTACTGGTCAACAAGGTGAGTCGTTTACCAATTCAGCAATGCAACATGGAACTGATACCGAGCCGTTAGCTAGGTCTGCCTACGAAAACGCTCGCAATCTATTGGTAAAAGAGATTGGTTTTGTAAACCATCCAACTATAGAAATGTCAGGCGCTAGTCCTGATGGTTTGGTGGCTGACGATGGCTTGGTAGAGATCAAATGCCCAAATACTGCAACACATATTGATACACTTTTGTCGCAAAAAGTTCCAAGCAAATACAACACGCAGATGCAGTGGCAGATGTTAGTGTGCCAAAGAAAATGGTGTGACTTTGTCAGCTTTGACAATCGTCTACCAGAACACCTTCAATTGTTTGTGCAAGAGGTCGAGTTTGACCCTGAGTACTGTGCAATGTTGGAGAAAGAAGTTACCCAGTTCCTAGCGGAGTTGGATGACAAAATTACAAAACTTAAGGAAAAATATGTCGAAAACACAATATGAAGTCAGCGTAATTTCTGGCAAATACACCAACAAAGATGGCCAAGAAAAGAACCGTTATCAGCGCATCGGTTCTGTCATTGACACCAAAAACGGTCCTATGCTCAAGTTTGACTGTATGCCTATCGTAGAAGGCGGTTGGTCAGGCTGGGCATATATGAATCCACCCAAAGAAAAGTCTGATAAAGACGATTTTTCTTTCTAACAAAAAGGCGGCTAATATGAATCAAGAAAAGTTGGACGCAGCGTTCGATGAGATGGAATTCGATGACGCATTAGCCGTCAATGTTGTGAAATATCAACTAGAGACTAACCATCTTCGCCAAGAGATTGCTGAGTTAAATAGATTGCTGTATGAGTACGAAATACAGTTGCGTAAGCGCAACGAGCAATTAGCAAGAATCCATGAGGCCATGCTATGAGCCTGTGGCGTAAGCGCAATGTTCAGCATAATGAACATAATGAACAAAAACACGACAATTTGTCCGTTATAAGTATCAAGTCGGAAGATTTAAGTATCAAGTCGGAGGAAGCAATGCGTGAAGTACAAAGATTAGGTCAAGAGATACAACCAGATGTAAAACAATCGTTGACAACTGAGCCTGTGGCGTACATAAACATTGAAAAGCGCAGACTTGAATGGGCATACGACTATATGAGTTGGGATACGCCAACAGTAATTAATCTACCAAGGATTCCTCTCTACACACAACAACGCACATGGGTTGGGCTGACGGATGAAGATGACATTGATTGGGAAGATGGAGGCAACTTAAAAGATTTAGTCAAAGCCATAGAAGCCAAACTCAAGGAGAAGAACACATGATATGGGTTGACCCACCTGAGGGCTGGAAATTTGGATTTCCCGCCATTTACAACCCTGATACCGATGGTCAGATGAGTGACTGGATAATTAGCAAAGGTTATCCAATACAGATAATTAAAGAATATGGTGAACAATGGATGGTTAGATGCTGGCCTGCTGATGAGCCTCATTGAAAATTCATGCAAATTATCTTTTGTTATCCATCAAGGGATAAATATCCCGATAGGGTAATAAATGCACAAAAACACTCTTAGATGATAAAAAATGTTGTGATCGGGAAAAAAAATGAAATTTATGGAATTTTTTAGAGCGCGAATAGTTGATCCAATAACTAGCCACATGGCTGCTGAAAGCGTTGCTGACGTAACAAAAGGCCACATGGAAGTTATCTGTGCTTGCCTCAAAAAGTACGGTCCTATGGGCAAAGACGGCATAGCAAAGTATTCTGGTTTGAGAAATGACCAAGTCTGGCGTAGGTTGCCAGAGCTTCAAAAAATGGGATTGATTGAATTGACTGGTAAAACTGCTAGGTCTAACTCAGGTAGATCAGAAAGGGAGTGGAGGGTATGTTAGAAACAGTTCTTTGGGTGGTGTTCTTAATATTATTTGGAGCAATAGCCACCATCGCTACATTTGTAGCAATCTTTATGCTGTCGGAGGATAAATGAAAGTCACTCTAGAATTTGAAGAGCTAGAAGACGCAAAAAGAGCCATCCATGCAAGTGATGCGTGGATAGCCCTAAGTGAAATCAGCGAGTTACTACGCTCACAGCGTAAGCACGATGTCCCTGTAGAACAAACTTTGGCTTGTATTCAAGAAATCGTGGCAGACACTATGCCATTGATTTACTCTTGATCTTCGTCTTCTTCTTCTTCTTCTTCTTCGTAGACAACCCATTCGTCCAAGAGTTCGTCATAAACCCAAGTGACACCGTCTTCGTCAACAAATGTCAGCTCTTCGTCTTCTTCGCACCAGCTGCACTCTTCTTGAAACTCAACAAATTCAGCTAACAAAGCAATCTTATTAAAGTCGTTAGACTCAATTTTGATTGTTTCGTTCCAGCCACCTAAATCAATCTCTAATTTATACATAAGAATCCTTTAAACGTTGATGATTTGACCTCTAAATTCCACTTGCCCGTCATCCCACTTATGGACCAGCTCAGGCCACAAAAGTTTGCCATCTTTAAATGTCAAAACTGCGAAACCTGACCTGTGATTTAAGGGATTGTCTTCCCCATAGCTAAACTGTGGACCATAAGGTTCTGCCAGTGTACCCGTATCCACCCCAAATCTAGTACCGTTATAGTCAGCATAAGGTGTTACTTTTAAAGAATGTAAGTGACCAGTAACTATCGTTTTACCCGCACCAACTGTGTTGTTATGGGTGGCGTGAATACCCCCTTTATACCTATGTTTGATAACCACATCATCTGTAGCCCAACATGTCATGCAAAATTCCCAAGTTGGGAAATGGTCTTCTAATTTAAACCCAAAGGTTTCGGCAAACTGTGGGGCATTAGTAGCTAGACGGGCGTTAAACCGCGCATCGTGGTTACCCCATGTATAGACTAGTCTAACGTTGTGACGGGCTTCCTTGGCTGTTTCCTCGATCTCTCCAAGTGCTTCCTTGCAAGCTTTAAGTTCTTCAATAACAGATGGTTCTTTACCTGACACACCTGACGGGGGGTGGCGAGAAATTGATGCACCGTCTAGCGCATCTCCATTATTTATGATGGCAACAGGTTTGAGTTCTTTAATCGCCCATAAAAGAGCATTAAAGGCTGTAGTGCGAATGCCAGGCCAAAAGTGCGCGTCACTGAAAACAATAACTGTGCCGTTTAAGATACCTAATTGCTTGCGCTCAAACGCACTTTGTTGTCTTTCAGGTCTGCCATTTGGATTCTTGGCTTCTAATAACAGACTATATTTGGTCTCTAAATTAGCCCTACGCCTCTGAATGGTTCGTATGCTACCCCCTGTGAGTTTTTGTATAGCAGTTGCAGAGCCATGTACTTTCCATAATTCGATGAACTCTGCATCAGTCAGGATAGGGCTTTGAGGCATGATTATTCCAGTTTTAACCGCCAATAGGACGTGTGTTTGGCCATCCAAGGTTTGCTTGGATTAAACATTTTGAAACCACACGCAATAAGAGAGTTTGCCGATGCTGGGTTGTCGAAAGTGCTGGTGATTAACCACCTCAATCCAAGAGCTTTTGCTTGTCTGATCCTGACCCGAATAAACTTTTTCTGTAACCCTTGTCCACGCATATCAGGAACAACGCCACAGCGTATAAGGTAACCGCAATCAGACCACCAAGCAGAATAAATAAGACCTGCGAAACCACAATCCACGCCATTCTTACTAGCAATCCACCAATGTCCATTAGTTGTGTCATATTGCTTATCAAATGGTAGGCACTTCTTTTGAAGTGCCGACAATCTAGTTTGTACGGCAGATTGCCGAGCATCCACACGCTGTATTTTCATAGTGCGTATTAGATGTTGTCAATATGAATTATTTATGAATAAGGTCTAGTGCCACTGCGGTCAATGATCAATACTTGTTTGCGTGGCGTTCCAGATGGATTATTTGGTACAGATATATGTGTCCATCCACCGCCATCTGGTGTAGAAAACTCTCTAATCAATTGATCATAATTAATGTTTGATGCCATTACAGCTTTGACTACTTCGTCAGGAGACAGACTAGGTACGCGGATGTCAGCCGCGCACCCTACCCGATGTTGAGATGTGTCTTTTGAACCCACCGCATCATTCAATTCTTTACATCTGAAACCAGACAAAATCATCACTGGCTTGCCACCCAATAATGTTTTAACCTCTTCTAACAAGTCAGCAACACGTTTAAGGTTATTTATCTCGCTACTGTTAGGCACATTTTCGATAGTGCGGTGATCTGTATGCGTTAACTCTTCTAAAGAAAAATGTGGTGACAACAACATAAACTGTAACCTTCCGATTAGTGTTTGTGGCTTGCACCAAAATAGTAGGACAAAACCATAACCAATGCACCATCTAAAGTTCCAAGAACTCGAATAATGATTTCACGCATCTCGTTTGGCACGATGTGAGTCAATAAATGATATTGGATTAGTCCCCATGCAATCACCACTACTAACGCCAAAATAGGTGTAACCGACTTGTTTAGCAAAGGTGTACTAGCACTAGTGGCTAAAGCAGCTTCGTTCTTTCTTGCAGAATCTCTGTCTGCTGCGTCTAACTTGGCATACTCTAAGTCCATTTCAGCAATCTTCTGAGCCGCCTGCGGGTCACTAGCAATCGCTTTTGCAACGGATTCGACAGAATCGGAAACACCAAATTTAGAAGCCAAAGCGGACACCGCCATCCCACCCAAAGGGCCAGCAACAGCAGTTGCCAACGTGGGCGCAATACCTTTGAGTAAGCCAAGTAAGTCATTCATTTATCTCTCCAACAAATTTCTGCTTGCTTTTTATAGTAGTTAGCCCTCTTGTCATGCTCACGCACAAACCAAGTGGCACACCCAACTACCACAACGATAAGTATGGTCACAACCACCATCACAGCAATTTCCCATATCAGTATCCCCATCGCCATTTCCTGTCATATTCAACAAGCCAAGTTAAGCACCAAACAGAAATGTACACATAAATAATGGCAATTAGTGTTGCTATGTATATATGTACTTTATCTTTTATTCTTCTTATCTTTTCTTGCCGTTTTAACTCAACCCGTTCAGTGGCTTGTTTATGTAGCATTTCAATCTCTAATGCTTCACTAACGAGTCGCTCGCGTTCTAGTTTTATCTCTACCCACAAGTCAGGCATTCCCAACTCGTAACGAACCATGTGTTCTAAGTCTTTGTAATACTGTCTTACTTGTCGCAAGTGCATTACATTGTCAATCGCTTGGATTGTTACATTCTTTACTTTTCCTTGGCTTGCTAACTCTCGCGTCTCTTCTAGTTTTTGTTTATGCGCTTCTTCTATCTGGTCTTGACCATAAAAG